TTGGTTCTACACTTTGAACGGAGCTTCTAAAGGGCGCACTTCCATTCAAACTTTCATACAACTTACTCGCAATCGCTCCAACTATGGATCGTCTACGCGTTGAGTGTGCTCTAGCTGTAGTTGCGTCCATTATTGTCTCCTAATTGTAGTAGGTTGTTTTCCTAATATTCCCATAGCAAGTTCTCTAATACTTGCCCCTATAATCTTTCGAGGGTCTCTTTGAGTACTCCCCTGTCTATTTCCTGGCTCAAAAGTTTCATAAGGATTTTTCATGTAAGTATAATCTACATCAATACCCCCTCTTGGGCCAATATTTACATTCTCAACTCGGGCTGAGTTTGCAAATCTACCAGTCCTAAATTGTAGTGCTGGTGGTGTCATTTTACTTGCTACCATTTGAGGTAACATTTCATTTAACAAGTTTCTTAAAGCTATTGGACTTTCCATTGTCTTAGTAGTATTTCTACTTTTTCTAGCTTGTCTTTGTGAGCCCTTTGCTACTACTGCTCTACCTATATTTTTACCCGATATTCTAGTAGTAGTCTTTGTACTTTTTGTTCCACCTGTGCCTTTTGCTGTCTGCCTAGGCATCAGTTTAGCTTCTTTTAATAAATCCTTATTAACTTTTAGTCTCATATCAGGGTTACTACCTTTGAACCCTCTAAGACCTAATAAATTCATTACAAGTTTTTTATTTGCTTGTCCAACTAATCGTTTTCTCTTTGTAGGAGATTGTGACAAGTCTGGCTCTAAATGAGCCATTTTGGAATGCATGTCCCTTTGAATAAGTTTAGCTTTTTCTTCTATAAACTTTCTTATTCCATTAGCATCATAGTGTTGTAATGCTTTATTTCCTTTAGCATCTGTCGCGTGCATATTCACTACAATTGTATCGTCTATACCGCCACCGCCTTTTCCATTTTTAGTAAACTTACTAATAGAATACTCAACATCGAGAGCGTCCATTATCTCGTCTCGTACTTGAGATACCATTTGCATAACTTGATGTTGGTATTTGCCTTTCTTAACTTTGGCTCCTCTTCTTATTGTGTCCCACTCATCAGCTAGTCCCATAACTGCAACAGTTGTTTGTTCGTCGCCTGAAGCTACTAACTTTCCACTTATGTTTTTTGCAGTACCATGTCCCTTAGTATAACCGTCTCTTTTTCCTGCAGCTGAACTTCTTCTTGGAGCGTGATCTTTCCCTACTAGTCCTGCTGGCGTATCACTATGTCCTGTTCTACTACCAGGGTATCTTAATAAGTCAAAAGCATCTGCTCTTGCATCTCGATACGCTTTTGTTAGTGCCGCATTAAAAGCTGTCTGGTATTCACCTTTTGAACCTTTAGCTACGTCTCCTCTTTTTTTAATAATCAGCCCTTTTTTAAAATCAACTTGAAGTTCGTGCTGATTTACTTGTCTAACAGTAGGCATGTCCTGTTTCTTTGTTACCGCACTCAAGTGAGTAGTAAATGCTGCTTTATTTAATAAGTTACCTTCTACTGCTAATTTAACTGCTAAGTCTACATCTGCATCAGGAAAGTGCGTTATTGCCATACCTTCTCCGAAAAGGCCGGGTTGTCGTGGTCTACTTGTTTCCCATTTATTAAATTGTGCTATAACTTCTTGGACTTCTTTCTTAATTGGCCCAGTAACTAAAGTTCTAGTAATTCTAAACTTATGCTCAAAATATCTATCAAAGAAGTCTCTAGAGCTTGAACCTATAGAGGCTTTTAGCATCTTCTCTACTTCTTTTATCACACCACAACTCTATATAAGTCTAGTACTCTTTTGATGTGGTCTGGAAAGTCAGTACTCGTCCTCATTCCTGAAGTGCCTTGGTTTTGCAATGTTGCTCCACCTAGAGTCTGTCTTTGCTTATGCTCATCTTTTACATAGTACGTAATTAAGTCAAATATAGCGAGTTTTAAATCTTTAGGACATTCAGAGTAACCTGCGTTATAAGTAATCTTAACGCTTCCAACTCCTTTTGCCCAATTTTTTGTATTGCCTTGTTCATCGGTTCTGATGATAGCATCGGATTCTAGGTCTACATAGTATTCATAGTTTCCTGTTGTTAAAGTTGAATAATCCCCACTATATGATGTTCTTTCTTGAACAACATCAACAGCAGTTAACGGACTCTCGCTGACAATTATCGTTGAGGTGTAGTTATCGCTGATTGAAAAGGTTTCAACTTTATTAGTAGAATAGTAGTCAACAAATGAAGTACCACAGTACTTCTTCACTAAGTCAGATACCTGAGGAACTATTACATTGAGACGGTCGTCTTCTTTCTCGCCTCTAATTCCTTCAGCGTCTTTATATTCGTTTGTTGTTACTAAATCTGCCATAATATTATATAAAAGTATAGTGGGGGCGAACCCCCACTATAGGTTAGCTATTAACTAGCTTTGAACTTATAAGCCCACTTAGAAGTAGCACCATCGATTAGATCGGTGAAACCAATTCTTTGTGAAGCAACAAGAACTCTTCTTTGGTTAGCAACTTCGTAGTCTGACTCAATTGTCACACCTCTAAGTCTAGGCATTACGTAGTTTCTTGCATATACTGCAATCGCTCCGTACCCATTAGCTGCTTGAGCAGGGAATTCGTCACACATTAAAACACGTGATCCAAATACCTGTCCAATTTCACCAGTGAGTTTAGTAGCCATGTCACCAACTAGATTAGCATCTTGGAATTCTGCGTCTTCTAGTAATTGGAAGTAAGCGCTTTGTGAAATAATATAAGTTACGTCGTTAGGATTAACACCGTATTTGCCCATATTCTTTCTTAAAGCAAGCAATTCTGCAGCAGTAACAGTATCTGAAGCTACAGCTGTTGCTGATTGAGTTTCATCACTATCTGCTGATGCCATTTTGATAAGACCATCAAAAGTTCCTGATGTATAAACACCAGTAGAGTGGTTACCTAATAGTAACGCATTCTCAATACCTTTTGCGTGTGATCTAACAATTGATTCCCTAATTAAAGGAAGAATCGGCATGATTGCATCTTCTTCAGTCTCGTTACCTAAGTAAGATTGTGAAATAAGTTTGTGAGTTGATAGAGTTTTCTCTGTCAAATCAACACCACCGAAAGGTGCACCATAGGTGTCGCCTGTCTGGGCTAAGTTACCATGTGGAGATGATCCACTGGCTGTTTGTGCTGTAGTAAATTCAGCGTATCCAGAATCTGGAAGGATCGGGATAATCATGTTAGCGGAATTCATTTGAATTTCTCTAAATAACGGTGCTAATACTAGCTCGTTTTGAATATCTCTTTCTACGTTTGTAGATACTATTTGTTCGAAGTCTGCACTAGAAACCGCAACACCTGAATGTGCGTTTACTTTTTCCATTACGCTTTTAGCGTATGGTGTGTCAAATCCTCTACCAGTTGCAAGACCTAAGATCTTGGCATCTACGATATCGCCTTCGAAAGCTTCTTTCCAGTTTTTGTTCCCTCTATCTTGGAAAATTCTTTTTGATTCGCGCATAGCTTGAATCTCTTCGGATTTTTCAGATAGTTCGGATTGAAGTTCTTTAACAACAGACTCTAAGTCTCCTTGTCTCTCTTCAACCTTAGCGGCAACATCATTGATAAGCTTCTCAGCTCCAGAAATACTTGACTTAACAACTACTTTCTGTTTTTCCTGTTCAGCGTCCAATTCAGCTTTTTCAGTAGCTTCTACTTCAGCTTTCGCTGTAGCTTCTGCTTCGTCTTTAGCTTTTTGCTCGGCTTGTTTCATTGCAATGCTAGTAGCAGTTTGATCTGCAACTTGCTTTGCGAATGCTTCAAGGTCGAACTCAGGGCTTGTTGCAGGAGTTTTATTTTCTTCTGACATTTTTGTCTCCGTTTTGTCGGCATTTGCCTCGCTTGACTGCTCAATCTTTGCATTCGCGTCGATTGAGGGAGTCTCTTTAATAAAGTTTTTCTTGAACTTATCATACTCTTCCATGCTATCAAATGATTTTGCTAGGGAGAAGACTGCTGTTTGGTTACACGGAACCGAAACTACAGACACTTCAAATAGTTCTGCGTCCTTTATCTTATATCCATCGGTTTCTGATATATAATCAG